TTGGAAGACGTAGAAGAGATGATTACACTGATGGAACAGTAAGAATACCAGTGCAGTCACCTTCACCGTAAAAGGAGAACAACTATGGCAATAACATCGGCAATTTGTAACAGTTTTAAAGTAGAAATTTTAAAAGGAGTCCATAACTTTACAGCTTCTACTGGTGATACATTTAATTTAGCTCTTTACACAAGTTCTGCAACTTTAGGAGCATCAACACCTGCATATACAACATCTGAAGAAATAACAGGGACTGGGTATACTGCAAAAGGAGCTGCCTTAACAAGCGTAACTCCAACTTTAGACGGATCAACAGCATGTTGTGATTTCGATGATGTAAGTTTTACAAGTGCATCTTTCACAGCTAACGGATGTTTAATATTCAATGACAGTGCAACAGGTGATCCTGCGGTCTGTGCAGTGGCTTTCGGTGGAGACAAAACAGTTTCCTCTGGAACATTTACAATTCAGTTTCCAGCAAAAGCAGCAACAACAGCTATAGTTAGAATAGCATAAGGAGGAACTCCTTATGGCAACTACCTGGGGAGCAAACTCTTGGGGACATAATCAATGGGGTGATCAAGACTCTGTTGACATTTCACTTACAGCACCATCTGGTTTAACATCTGCAGTAGGAGCTATTGAAGCTTTTAACGAAGAAGGTTGGGGCAGACAAGAGTGGGGCAACTCTGGTTGGGGTGTACAATATGCAGTAGAGTTAACATCTGTTCAAGGACAGTTAACTTCAAGTATTGGTTCTGTAACGACGGTGATCGCAGTTCCACTAACAGCACCTTCAGAATTAACATCTAGTTTAGGCACACCTACTTTAGACTTAACATCAATCGCAGCGTTAACAGCACCAAGTCAAATGACTTCACAAGTTGGAGATTTTGATAATGCTGGAACATTAGTTGGTTGGGGTAGAAATGGTTGGGGCGAAGAGCCTTATGGAGATTCGTTTAATAAATTAGTTCAACCAGCTGGAGTTAGTGCAACGTCTGGTGTGGGATCATTAATAGTTGGAATAGGTGTTCCATTAACAGCACCATCAGCGGCAACATCAAGCGTAGGTTCTTTAACTTTAGATTTAACTTCTGTTGTAACTCCAACAGCGCCTTCACAATTAACGTCTAGTGTAGGAGCTATTTCTCCTACTAACATGACAGTAGGATTGACGGGACAACAGGCAACATCTGCAGTTGGTGGAATAATTTTAGATGCTATAGAAATAGGACTAACAGCACCATCAGCGGCAACCTCTGGTGTGGGATCATTAATAGTTGGAATAGGTGTCCCTCTCACAGGGCAGCTTGCAACATCTGGTGTTGGTTCTTTAATACCGGCAATAGGTGTTCCATTAACAGCCCCATCAGCTGCAACATCGAGTGTGGGGGCCATTACTCCTACCCAAATGACCGTTGGATTATCCGGTCAAGAAGCAACATCTGCTGTGGGAGCTTTAGGAATAAGGGCATATCAAAATGTTGTAATTGATGGAAATACAAGTTATAGTGACGTAAGTAAAAATAATAGTGCAAGCTATTCCGATGTTGACAATACAGCGGAGACATCTTATACAGATGTTACAGCAGCATAGAGGATAAATTATGGCATCAACTTTTACGAATTTAGGTATTGAACTAATGGCTACTGGTGAAAATGCCGGTACATGGGGAAATAAAACAAATACTAATTTACAAATAGTCCAACAAATTACAGGTGGTTATCAAGAACAAGCTTTAACTGATGGTGGAACTTTAGCTTTAAGTAAAAACGACGGTGCAACTGGAGCAACTCTTGCGAATAGAGTTTGGAAACTTACAGGTGCATTAACTGGTTCATCTATTGTAACTGTCCCTGATAGTGTGGAAAATTTTTACATAGCTCACAATGGCTCTACAGGAGCTCAAACTGTTCAATTAAAAACTGCAACAGGAACTGGTACTACTTGGGCAACTACAGATAAAGGTCATAAAATTGTCTATTCAGATGGAACTAATATTGTAGATGTATTAGCTGATTCTTCAGAAATAGGATTATCTAATCAAAACCCTTTAAAATTTAAAGATGCAGATGATTCTCACTTTTTTGCATTAAAAGCACCAGCAACTATAGGCTCTAGTGTAACATTAACGTTACCTAACGCAGATGCTACATCTTCAGGACAGGCTTTAGTATCAGATGGGGCTGGAACATTATCGTTTGCAGACGCAGGTATATCAACAGGAAAAGCTATTGCAATGGCGATCGTATTCGGTTAAAAGGAGTAAATTATGGCAAATCCAAATATAGTATCAGTAACTAGTATCAAAGGTGAATCGTTAGGATATAACTTAACGGCCACTACAACTACAACTTTATTAACAGTATCCGCTGATAAAATTATAAAAGTAAATAGAATCACATGTGCAAACGTCGATGGCACAAATGCAGCTGACTTATCTTTATCAGTTGTAAAAGCAAACTTTACTCCAGATGGTGTAGCAAACTTTGATGCGTCTGGAACTTTTTTTCTAGCAAAAACAGTATCAGTGCCAGCTGACGCAACGTTAGTTGTGCTAGATACTCCAATCTATTTAATGGAAGGTGATGTTCTAAAAGGTGGTGCAAACGCAGCATCAGATTTAGATTTATTCATATCATATGAATCTATAGACGACGCGTAGGAGGTTTAAATTATGGCTGGTAATGGCGGAATAATTGGACCAACTAACACAGTAAGTTGTAATGCTACTACAAAAATTACTTCTGTTACTTCGTCAGGAGATTTTAATAAAGACATTAATAACAACGCAAGCACAGCAACTGTTTTAACAGTAGCTGGCGGTGGATCTGCAGGTGCAGGTGATGTCGCTGGAGGAGGTGGAGCTGGTGGTGCAAAAGTTACAACATGTCATCCATTACCTTCTGGTGCAGTTCCTGTAACCATTGGAGCAGGTGGAGCAGGTCAACCTGTTACTGGTCCATCAAGTTGTCAAAACGAAGGTGGTAATACAGTATTTGGAACAGCTAGTTCTCCCATAACAGTTACTGGTGGTGGATCAGGTGGAGCTTCAAACCCACCTAGTTCAAATGGTCCTGCAACTGCTGGAGGATCTGGCGGTGGATCAGGAGGTGTTAATTCAGTTACATCTGGAGGATCAGGAACTTGTGGTCAAGGAAATGCTGGAGGGTCTGGTGGAGATAGTGCAGGGTGTGATACTACATCGTCTGCTGGTGGCGGTGGTGGAGCTGCTGCAGCAGGGACAAATGCAAACGGAACTAGTAGTGGTGGAGCAGGTGGGGCTGGTCTAGATGTTACACCTCATTTTGGTGCAGCACCTCAACCTTTTTATATAGCTAACTGTTCAAATGCAGGAGCAACAGCATGTGGAGTTTTTGCTGGTGGAGGAGGTGGTGGAAGTGCACCTGGTGTTTCTTCAAGATGTGCAGCTGGTGGAGCTGGAGGTGGTGGAAACGCTTCAGATCCAGCAGGAAGAAGTACAAATGCCGGTGTTACAAATTCAGGTGGTGGAACAGGTGGTCATGGTTTTGCTAGTGGTGGAACTAATGTAGGTGGTGGTTCTGGAATAGTTTTAGTAAAAGAAGGTTTAAGAGGTGCCCCAGGTATTTGGGACATGAATACAGTATTTGATTTTGTATCAGAGAATAATTGGATAAAAAGAAAAGCAGCTGTAGATTATTTAGTAGTTGCTGGTGGTGGGGCTGGATCTGGAGGTGGAGCTGGAGGATATAGAGCTTCTGGTTATGGTCCTACTCCATTACAAGGAGATCGTTTAATTTTAGATGTAGGCCCTTACACAGTAACAATTGGTGCTGGTGGACCAGGTTCAGCACCTTGTGGTGATGGAGGTAATTCAACATTTTCAACAATTACATCAGAGGGTGGTGGTGATGGTGATCAAGGTGGTAGAACAGGAGGTTCTGGTGGTGGTGCAAGAGTATATCCTCCTGAAGGAGCAATTGTACAAGCTGGAGCAGGTAATACTCCTCCTACAGATCCTCCTCAAGGTAATCCTGGAGGAACACTAACTTTTCCTGGTCCAATAGGACCACAAGGTGGAGCAACTATTGGTTTTAGTGGTGGTGGTGGAGCCGGAGGTGCTGGAAGCGCTGTTACATTAAACACTTGTTTTGTAGTTACATCAGGTAATTTAAATGCTGGTGCAGGTGTTACTAATAATATTAACGGGTCTTGCACAGCTTACGCTGGTGGTGGAGGTGGATTCACACAATTAGGTGCTTCAGGACCCTCAGTTCAAAGCGGTACTGGTGGTACAGGAGGTGGTGCTCCAGGTAATTCAGCTTGTAAAAATGGAGCAGCTAATACTGGTGGTGGAGGTGGTAGTCAATTTGGACAACCAAATGGTAATGGTGGTTCAGGTATTGTAATTGCTAGAGCGCCTTCAGATGTTACTTTTGCAGTTACACCATGCACTAATAGTGTTGCAACATTACCAGGACCAGCTGGAGGGTGTAAAGTAGCAACATTTACTGTATCAGGGACGTTGACAATTAGTTAAGATTAAAATATAAAATATAAATTTAAGGAGTAAGAATATGGCACATTTTGCAGAATTAAAAGCAATGACAGATCCTACTGGATTTACGTCAGATTCACATCAAGTAGTACAAAGAGTTGTAGTTGTGGGAAACGATGTTGAAACAGCAGCAGGACCATTAGGAGAAAATGACATGCACGTTGATGGAGAGAACTGGTGTGTAAATTTTTTTAAAGGCGGTATCTGGAAACAAACTTCTTACAATAACAATTTTAGAAAATCTTATGCAGGTGTTGGAATGGTTTATGACCCTGTAAAAGATAAATTTTTAAACAAACAACCTCATGCTTCATGGTCATTAGATGATAATGATGATTGGCAAGCACCAATAACATATCCAACAATTACAGACGAGGGTGATGTACATTATTTTATTTCTTGGAATGAACCAAAATATAACGCCGACAACACAAAAGGTTGGGAAGCAACAAAATCAAACGATACCGCGGAAACCAAAACTATTTACGATTGGAATGGCACAGCTTGGGTGTCCGCATAGGAGGACACTTAAATGCCAAGAAATAAATCTGGCTCAGCAAACGGTGGAATAATTGGAAAAGCGAATAAGAGTTCGTTTGGAAAATGCACTCAAACCGTTAAAACATCTTCAGGAGATATAACTTTACAACCAGGAACTAGAACAGTTTCTACTTTAATAGTTTCTGGAGGCGCAGGCGGTGGTTCACAAGACGCTGGTGGAGGTGGAGCTGGCGGTGCAAAAATAACTGAAACAAATGCTTGTGGAACAATAACAGCAACAATTGGTGCTGGTGGTTCAGCAGGAAGTAGTAATGCTTTAGGTGGGGATGGAAATTCTTCATCTTTAGGATGTGTGTCTACCACTGGTGGTGGAGGTGGTGCTAGTGATGGAGGACCACGACAAGGTAAAGCAGGTGGATCAGGTGGTGGAGGTGCAGGTGCAGGACCTGGACCTGGCGGAGTTCTTCCAGGAGGAGCAGGAGTTTGTGGTGAAGGAAATGCAGGTGGAGCTGGTGGTGGTAGAACAAGTGGCAGTAATGAAGCCGGAGGTGGTGGCGGTGGAGCTGGAGCCGTAGGAGCTGCTGGTACTGCAGGCTGTGGTGGAAATGGTGGAGCAGGATCAGATTTTAGTCCAACTTTTCCAGGAGCCCCTAATTCAGGAGTATACGCTGGAGGCGGAGGCGGTGGTGCAGGGTCAGGTTCTGGAGGGTCAGGAGGACCTGGAGGTGGTGGAGCTGGAAGCGTCGTAGCTTGTGGAACTGCAACTTCAGGATCAGCTAACACTGGAGGTGGCGGTGGTGGCGGTGGTGGTAACCAATTGTCTACTGGTGGAGCAGGTGGTTCAGGAATAGTCATCGTAAAAGAATTAAATAAAGCAAGTGGTGTGTGGTCAATGCAAAGTCAGTTTCAATCTAGATCTGAAGGAACATGGCCAAAATCTTTTGCAATTCAAGGTGCAACCGTTTTAGTTGTTGCAGGTGCCGGCGGTGGTGGATTTGATAATGGAGCAGGTGGTGGAGGTGGTGGTATGATATTAGCTACAGGAGTAGATTTTGATAAAGGTTGCGTTGCAGCCGTGGTCGGAGCAGGGGGTGTCGGAGGAGCTGGAAACCCAACACCTGCAGGAACAGGTTCTGACTCAACTTTAATAGGTGGAGGAATTTCATTTACAGCAAAAGGTGGTGGTGGAGCTGCACAACCTGGAGGTTCTACACCAGAAACTGCAAAACCTGGAGGTTCAGGTGGTGGAGGATCTAGAGGTGGTGGTTCAGGAACTAAAGGTTTAGCTACACAAACAGATGCACCTGGTTTTCCAGGTTCTGGTTTTGGTAATGATGGAGGAGTAAGTTCTCCAGAAGCATCTGGTGGTGGTGGAGGTGCCGGTGGAG